TAATCTGCCAGACCCGCCATAACAAGCTGGGTCAGTATTAACTGGCAGCGTTCGCGTGAAAGGTAAGTATTCTGCGCAATTTCCCCGACGGTCGCCGGTTCGGTGACGCTTAATTCATTAAATACCACTCTGGCAGTTTCGGTCATATCCTGCTGTTTTAGCATGCCTTTTTCCCTTTCCCGGTTAACGTGACATACCAATAACTCTTGTCGAAAAAGCCAGCAAGCTGAAAGACCGGTATTCGCAACCACCAGCGCATTTAACGTCCCGTGTCGTTTTTCGGGCACAAAAAACCCGCCAAACGGCGGGTTTAAGGAAGGAGTCGAAGCAACCACTCTTAACATCATAATTGAATTTTTACGTACGTAAACCACAAATACGCCACTCAAATGTTAATGCCATATAACAAAACAAAACATACGAATAACACATATTACATCAAATACATCATTGTTATTTTTCAATGAAAAATGAGTAAATAATGTATTTCATTAATTAAATTCCGCATTACACAAAAATATCGACAAATTACACCAACGCGCATAAATGAGATCTTGATCATATTATCAATCACTAAATTAAACTTGCCTCTTGAAATAACCACATTGATTAGATGAATATTTATCGCGCAGTGACATCATTTTTTAAAAATAGTTCAAAAAAAAGGGTTCGTGATGAAAAAATTAACGGTGGCAATTTCTGCTGTGGCTGCATCAGTACTGATGGCGATGTCTGCTCAGGCAGCAGAGATTTATAATAAAGACAGCAACAAGTTGGATCTGTACGGAAAAGTTAATGCTAAGCACTACTTCTCCTCTAACGATGCAAATGATGGCGACACAACTTATGCTCGTCTGGGTTTCAAAGGCGAAACTCAGATCAACGATCAACTGACTGGTTTCGGTCAGTGGGAATATGAATTCAAAGGAAACCGTACTGAAGAACAGGGAGCAGCCAAAGATAAAACCCGTCTTGCATTTGCAGGGCTTAAATTCGGTGACTACGGCTCCGTCGATTACGGTCGTAACTACGGTGTAGCATACGATATCGGTGCATGGACTGACGTTCTGCCAGAATTCGGTGGAGATACCTGGACCCAAACAGATGTATTCATGACTGGTCGCACCACTGGTGTTGCAACTTATCGTAACAACGACTTCTTTGGTCTGGTTGATGGTCTGAATTTTGCTGCACAGTACCAGGGTAAGAATAATCATGATCGTAGTAGCTTAGATAACTACACCAAAGGCAATGGCGATGGTTTTGGTTTCTCTGCGACCTATGAATACGAAGGTTTCGGCATTGGTGCAACGTATGCGAAATCTGATCGTACCGACACTCAAGTCAAATTGGGTAAACTTCTCCCAGGAGTATTTGCTTCCGGCGAAAATGCAGAAGTCTGGGCTGCAGGTCTGAAATACGACGCAAACAACGTTTATCTGGCAACAACCTATTCAGAAACCCAGAATATGACTAAATTCGCAGATTACTTTGTGGCTAATAAAGCACAAAACTTCGAAGCTGTTGCACAATATCAGTTCGATTTCGGTCTGCGTCCGTCTGTTGCTTATCTGCAATCAAAAGGTAAAGATCTTGGCATTTTTGGTGACCAAGATTTAGTCAAATATGTTGATGTTGGCGCAACTTATTATTTCAACAAAAATATGTCTACATTCGTTGATTACAAAATCAACCTGCTTGACAAAAATGACTTTACTAAAGCTCTTGGTGTAAACACTGACGATATCGTTGCTGTAGGTATGGTATACCAGTTCTAATCTGGTTAATAAAGGATATGCTGAGAAGGTTTTATCTTCTCAGCATATAAGTGGCTCCCTCAAGCCACTTCTTTAAGAAGCATTAGAGCCCTGCTTCTTACTATCTAAACTTTCTGTTATATATTACCCTTTATCTTGGGGGTGTTTTTACGCCCCATTTTTTATTAAAAAATAATCGTATTAATTAAGCTTAGTAACATCAATATCCATCTCTAAGCAAATGTCTAATGCCATTAACATACCTTCGATTATTCCCTCTGCTTTCTGTAACCTTTTCCCGATATACCCATCAGAGCAATTATGCTTCCGCGCCAGCATCATAAACGTCATCCCACCAACATAATAATCCACCAGCAAATCATGTAAGCCATTGTTGCTCTTTTTCAGACAGGCCATACATCCACAAATGATCATCGCGTCATCGTCACAGCATTGCGGACGAGATCTTACTTTTGAAGGAATTAATCCCTTAAAACCGGCGGCAACGGACGACCAGGTCACATCTTCATGATTATTAGCCGCCCACGCTCCCCAACGCTCAAGAACCATCTGAATATCACGCATCAGCGCAGTACCTCCTGCACCAGTTTTTCAAACTTTCCAACTTTGGTTTCCAGCTCTGCCACACAATCCACCAGCTCATCCACTGCTTTTTGTGCGCGGTGTTTCGCCTGCATCAGTTCCCTGAGCGCTGGCACCATATCCTTACGAATGGCATCTTTTGTTACGCCTGTCTTTTCCAGTTGTTCCGCCTGTCGTAACATTTCCTGTGCCTGTTTACGTAATTGTTCAGGCGTAAAAGTCATGGTCTGGTTGTTCAAAAGAAACGCTCCATCTTACTGCTGTCGGTTCGCTTATTGCTGTATCTGCGCGGCTGGGGCTGCTGCATTGGGGTGGAAAGAATCTGTGCGCTTTCCTGGTCTACGGGCAGAAAATGTCCGTTATAAAAACGCCGGTAAATCGTCCCCAGAGAACCGTTACGTTGTTTCGTGATATTGATTTCTGCGATGCCTCTGGCCTGCGTATCCGGGTTGTACACTTCATCCCTGTAAAGCATCAGAATGATGTCAGCATCCGCCTCTATTTCTCCGGAATTTTTCAGGTCTGAGTTCATGGGACGTTTATTTGGTCTGGACTCCACACCGCGGGAGAGCTGACTCAGCGCAATCAACGGAAAACCACCGGATTTTGCCAGGCCTTTAAGCCCCTTTGAGATTTCACCCACGGCAAGGTCATGACGCCCCGTGGTTCGGGTTTTTATCAGCCCGAGATAATCAACCACCACCAGTGCCGTTTCCGGATGTTTAATCAAATGGTGTTTCGTTGTTACGCATATCTCGTCAATGGTCAGGTTCGCCTGGTCCACCATCCAGATATTGCGTCCGGTCATCAGCTCCACACCCTTAATGAAACGCGCCCAGTCTTCGTCACCAAAGTTAGAGACAGATTTCAGGCGCGATACAGGCATTCCTCCGGCAGCAGACACCATGCGTTCACCGATCTGAATGTTCGCCATTTCCATTGTGAACAGAAGAACACCGCGCCCCTGTTCAGTCACTTTGTCGATGATATCCAGCGCCAGTTCTGTTTTCCCCATCGAAGGGCGCGCCGCGATGAATATCAGGTCGCCGGGCTCCATGCCTCCTGTTTTTGCGTCCAGCTCATCAATACCGGTCATCAACGTCCTGGATTTCTCCAGCCCCTGATTCCGGCATTCAACACGGTCAACCACCTCCGGAAGTACATCATCAATGTGTACAGGCTGAATAATGCCCTTTTCGGTCGACAATGAGACCATCATGTTTTGAGCATCCTTCAGGGCATCTTCAGCTGCTTCACAGGTATGCGCATCACGTAATTTCTGCAATGCTTCGGCCAGTGTTTTTTCTGCATCACGCAGTGCGGCATTGCGTCGCAGTGCTGCAACATAGTGTTCCAGAGATGACTTCACCCAGGTTTTACGCCCGGTATCAGTAATCACCGGAGCAAGTTCCGGCATCTCATTGCACAACAGCACAGGATCAATCACGCCGGATACACGGGCCTGTCTGCAGATGCCTGTGTAGATATCCCGGTACGGTCGTACAGAAAAAACGTCCGCCGGTAGTGTGGCCAGAATATCCATCACTTCCGGATCTGCCCCACGCAAAAAGAATGCGCCAATAACAGCACCTTCCAGATCATCGTTACGCCAGACCGGACTGTTCTGGCTGATCATGCTGCCACACCTCCGGTATGTGCCCGGTAGCTGGGCCAGTTGAAGGACAACAGGTTACGGCCACCATCCGTAACCCTGTCAGCAATACGTGGACTGATGTATGCCCACAACGCCTTCGGTGAAAGATTGCTGATCAGGATGGTTGGCAGAATACTTTCGTACCGGGCATTGATAATTTCCTGAAGAATGGCCATTTCCGCCGCGCTACCAAACTGGACACCCACTTCGTCGATAATCAGCAGATCCAGTGATGCATAATGCTCAATCACCTCATCCGCAGTTTTTTCGCTGTCATTCCGCCAGCAGTTTTTCACAGCCCGGGTCAGGCGCATCACGTCGGTGATCTCAACACTGGCGAGATAGTTGCGGATGACATATTTTGCCATCGCAACCGCCAGGTGATTTTTCCCGGTGCCACAACTGCCAGTCAGCACGAGATTTGTGCCGTTCTCCAGAACATCCGCCCAGTTTTCGGCATAGCGACGACAGGCAGCAAGATTTCTGGCTGCGTCAGGATTAATCTCCTGATAGTTTTCAAACTCACAGTCACGAAAACGCAGTGCAATTCCGGCGTTATCAGTCAGTTCTTCCGCCTTCAAGGACGACAACTCCATAATCACATCGTTGATTTCAGCACTCAGGCAGTGAGGGCAGTGTGAAATTTTCTCTCTGTCCTCGCCATTACGATCCCCCCACACCAGAATATGCGTGTGATATTCGCCATGTTTTTCGCAATATCCGCGACCTTCACGCATCCGGCAGGAACGATAAGGCCACGGTTTTTCCCCAGTCTCCGCAAACGCCATCTCAGACCGTAACTCATCCATCCGCGCCTGTAGTCTTGTTTGTTGTTCACGCAGGTTAAACGTCATCATCGCTGTCACCTCAGAATGTTAAGTTGTCACTGGATTTACCGAATTCGTCAGACATGGCACCAAGACCAGACAGGATATCTATCTGTCGCTGTCGCCCACCTCCGGGAGCGGCTGGCTGTTGCCAGAAATCTTCGAAGTGACGATCGGGTCCAAAAAACGTCGCGGTCTGCTTCACGAATTGTGTGCCGGTATTTCCTGTGGCACGTACCCAGGCGGCATAACGCCTCACGCCATCAAGCATGGTTTCGGGTGTCACACCTTCCCTGATTCGGGCTTTCCAGGCTTTGAAGGCTGCCGACTTGGAATTACCACCAGCACGTTTGGGGTATTCCTGCCAGGCCTGTTCAAATTCCGGTGAATATTCTTGTCGGGCAGAACGCGCTGGTGCAGACGCGTCAGCGGATGCGCCAATAGTGTTTTTAGTCTCATGAGTAATCTCATGAGTATTCTCTGTGTAATCTCCTGTATGAATGTTTGCGGGGTTTCCACATGACGGTTTGCGGTGATCCCGCATCACTGTTTGCGGTGTTTCCACACCACAGTTTGCGGGGTTTCCACAAACTTGTTCGCGGTATTGCCCTGCTTCAGATTGCGGCGTTCCCACATTCTTGATATTTGCGGCGCTGGACTCGTTGCTGTCAGCCTTCGTATCAGGTTTTACCTGTTCAATCAGCAGTGCTTCAAGCCGTTCAGTATTAATCCGGTAATGCATAATGGCAGGAATACCACGTAGCTTTTCTTCCAGAACACCAAGCGCAACAAGGCGCTTACGCGCAGTTTCCTGCTCATCGCGGGTTAATGCTGTCTCTGCTGAAATATCGGACTGGGTTTTATACATCCAGCCACCATCCATACGGTTATGCCAATAGACAAGCTGTGAAAGAAAAACAGCCGCAACCGGCCCCGATCGCACTTTTCCTGCTTTCAGCTTTGCAAAAGCCGGATTGTAAGCAATCGGGCGATCAAGCAATTTAATTAACCGGCTCACACGGCACCTCCCAGGCGTTTAAACATTTTTCCGGACTGAAACACCGCCAGTGGGTAACTGATGGTGTAGTTACGCCCCAGTAATTCACACACAACCTTCTGGCTTTCTGTATTGACCAGGCAAACCCGCAGAACGTGACCGTTGCTGGTGGTGAACCACTGCCCCACACGGGGGCAACGGTTGTATCGGTGATACAGGGAATTAACGACGCGGCGAATCATGGGTGCGCCTCCTTGTCAGAACCATTAAGTCTGGAGTCAACAAGTGCGGCCCCAAAAACAGCATCACCAACACGGTCGTACAGTTTGCTAGCCAGCGGAGATTCAACGGCCTTAAGCATTGGATAAAGCTGGCTTGTCCAGATTTGATGGATTTCACGCAAATGCAGGTATACGCCTCTGGCGTTTCGTGCGACAGCTGACATATCAGACGCATCGGCACCTGATAAACTCTTCTCCATCAGGTTAAAGGCGTTGATGTATGCCTCTTTGAACCTGGCTGCACGTTTGCCCGTGAAGCCCATTGCCAGGAACGCGAAGCCGTCGCGGGTGATGTGGTAGCAAGGAAGTTTGCGAGTACCGCCGTTGGGCTGGTGTACCAAAATTGATGTCTCCGCAAAATTGCGGGCACAAAACTCTGGAGAACAATCCAAAATGCGGATCTTTTTCAGAACATCGTCATGACGTTTAGAGAAGAAGTCAGCAACAGCCAAAGAAGATGTAACAACCTGACCATCAACGATGGCAATTTCAGGTTGAGTGAGGGTTGGGATCGTAGCCATGATGGCAGCCTCCGTATGCAATGGATAACTTCCACCACCGGAGGTTCCAAGCTCGCTGGTGGCGGACTGAACAGGGTTGGAACTACCGGCGCATACGGAAACCGGCGAGCCTTTCGGCTCCCCTGCCCAGCCCACCATAATTCTGGCGTGCGTGAACGTGGACGATAAAAAAGACGCTGGCGCGTCAAATATCGCCGTATGCAATTCTGGGGTTCCAATCCCGGCCCCCGTTTTATAAGGGGCTTTTTTAGCATAGCCCAGAAAATCTGCATGATCAATAATATCCTTAAGATGAGGGCACAATCCTAACGCACTGTGAAAAGGACAAATTTCAGTATGATTTATGAAATTTTCGTCAAAAGTAGTGACGGGATCACGTACCACCAAGTGACCGTCAAAGATTACAAAGGTAAACTGAAAATAGATTGTTCGTGTATCGCTGCTGACTTCGGAAATATATGCAAGCATAGAGCAGCAATAATCACTGGAAAATATGGAAAGCTCATTGACAAAGATGACGTTGATTATCAAGAAGCCATTAATGCCACAAATCTGATTGCAGAACGAGGTATTCAGGCAAAATACCTTGAGCTTGATAATGAACTTAATGAACTCAAAAAAAGATTCAAAAATGAGGAGAAATCTATCAAAAATAGGATAAAAGAACTGATTAGCTAATTTTTCATCGATAGCAGCCCTCATCTTTGCATAATTTTGCTGAGCAGAAAAATACACCGGAATTGAGGAATCAACACATTGTACAAACATAACCATTTTGTTATGTTTTAACTCATGAACTACACTATCGAATACTACAGTGAAGAGGTCAGGCTGGAGGTCGACCAGCTTCCATTGAGTATGCGTGCCCGATACCAGCATCTTGTTGAACGCATGAAGATATACGGCAGCAATCTCGGAGAACCTCATACCAGTGCTTTCGGTAACGGGCTTTTCGAGCTTCGGATTAAAGGTAGTGATGGCATCGCACGCGTCTTTTACTGCACCCTGGCAGGAAAACGCATCATCATGCTGCATAGTTTCATCAAGAAGACCCAGAAAACCCCACCAGCCGAACGCCAAAAAGCTGAAACCAGAATGAAGGAGGTAAAGCATGACTGGTAAACGTAATCCGCCAACCATTACACATGATGAAATGGCTGATAAATGGATGGAGGATCCAGCTTTTAAAGCAGAATACGACGCCATCGCCGACGAATTTGCGTTGCTTGATGAAATGCTGGCAGCACGTAAAGAAGCTGGTTTAACCCAGGCTGAGATCGCTGAGCGTATGGGAACCAAAGCAACTGTCATCAGCAGAATGGAAAGTAATCTGGCGTCAGGTGTCAGTGGACCATCATTTTCCACACTGAAAAAATTTGCCCGCGCAACAGGAAAAAAACTCCAGATCCGCTTCGTGTAAGTTTCCACCATTACGCCGTCACTCTGGCGGCGCTTCACACTCCACAAAATCACGACGAAACAACCACAACGGACTGAAGCATTCATGCGAATAACCATCACGCAGGTAAATGACCCGCTGTGTTTCAGACTCCCAGCGTATAACGTGGACGCGACGCCCTCTGCCATCGCGGAACCAGCGATTGAGTACTTGCATGTGTTACCTGTGAGCATAATTACACCTGCCAGCCCAGCGCCTGAAACAGGCCCATTTTCGGGTGATACCAGCGAGTACCTCGTGGTTCTGCTTCACTCATCATGCGATGAAAAGCAAACATGAAGGGTTCTACTGCAACAATCGCGCGACGAGACAATAATCCGTCCGGCGTCATAAATTCATGGGTGTCGGTAGGGATCTGATATGCGTTCACCAGATTGCGGCATTTCGCATCTGACATACCTGTTTTCGCCACCAGCTGACGGTATCCTGCATAACCATCGCGTATGGTGCCTCTTTTGATTTGTTCGACAGTTTCGGCAACGTGGCTAACTTTTTCTTCCATCTTGTCGAGGCGTTTTTGCTGACGAACTGCTTCAAGAGCCATCGCGGCAACCATTTCGATTTCGCTCATTGATTTGCGCACCTGCTCTTCCAGTTCGCGCCAACGATCTACCAGGCGGGCAGTGAATTCCGGGCAAAGTTGTGCGACGACAATGATGCTGTCGCGTTTGCCTTGTTCGCCTTCGAAAATATATGCGTTTGTGAATTTGTTTTGGCTAAATGATTGTTCGTTCTCAACTTTTTGCATTGCAGGAAGTTGAATCACCCCGCGTTTTGCCAGACGCTCTATTGATATTCTGACATTGCCGTGTTGACTTCCAACCAGCTCTGCGATTTCAACGCTGGTCATGGATACTTTGTCGTTAAAAATTGCGGTGTTCATCATTCAATCTCCTCAGGATGTTTCTCAAACCAGGCGTCAAGGGCGCGCTCGCTGGCCTCTCCTTCTTCAGGAGAAAGCTGCTCAATACTTATAAAACGGATGGATAAAACCGAAGGATTGGCGTTACGTATTGCCATCGCACCATTCACAGCTGCGGAACAGGGGCATTTGGCCTTTCCGATAATTGTCTCGGTATAAGTGCGGGCGTACTCTGAAACCACGTACGTTCTTCTGTACCACTGTTCGACCGGAATTTGTCCAACAGGATCTGAAGGGTTGACTAATTTTTGAGTGCTGCTAATGTTAAGCATGATCAATGTCCTTTAGTCAGATGATTGAGGCCTTTTCCAGTCTGGTGATTAATGCCCTCCGGTTGGCGGTCAGGATCAGTGATTAATCGGGCGTTTATCATGGAACAGCTCCTTGAAGGTTGATTCCAAAGGTAAGTCAGGACAGGCCGGGCTGGCCCACCTTAATCCGGCCCGGCTTTTTCTTTTCCTTTCGCTCAGTAACATTTGTCTGACCAAGTGCCCATTGCCGCGCACGAAACAAGCAATCATTAAACATCGCTCCTTTGCGGCTGGCCTGCGAGCTACGGCGGTAGTAATCCAGTCCCCGGCATGCCCCCCCCTGGCAACAATTTCAGGGAAGCCCTCCGCCACCAGCTTTTCCGTTATGTGTTTGCAGATAAATTCTTCTGGAGTCATGGTTAGCCTCTTCAATTTGCCTGTCTTTTAACCACTTCAGGCTCGGTGGTATACTGGAGTTCTCACACAACCAGTAAGGAAATTACCTATGACTGATACAACTAAATTCAGCGTTGAAACCAAGCTAGACGGCCTTGAGGCATTACTTGGTTTATTGCTGTCGTCCCTTCCCATCCAAGAGCGAATAAAGCTCGCAGCATCCGGAATGGAGTTAATTAAAAACCTGAAAAGTCAGCCGCAACAGCAGAGGGAGCGAGGACAGGATATGTGTGAATACATCGCTGCCGTTCTGGATAACTCCATCAACCAGGATTAACCGAAAAACCCAAAGCTAAGGCTGTTTTTTCAGCAACAGTCCTTGCCTCCTGAATCTCTTCGTCGGTAAGGGCTGATATGGCCTCAAGAATGCATTCGATTCGTTCTTCGTTCATACTTCCTTACCTCCCCTCCCCCGTGTGCGCTAAGCTTGGATTTGATGTTTTGCGTAACGAATCAGGAATTCCATCTTCAGGGTGAGGGTAAAGATCTGGCCTTAAGCCATGAGGCGTAACCTTCCATGCAACCACCTCACATACCCGTAAAACGAAACGAGCAGGAATTGTGCTTTTTGAAAACCACTGATTCACCGCTTGCGGTGTCACACCAAGATTTCGCGCTATGGCATTTTGCGCAATTAATGCACGAAGTTCGTCGTAATCATTTCCTTTCATAACAAATCACCAAGATAAACTTAATGAATCAAGAATACATCAAGTTTAAATTAACATGCAAGTTGCAAAAGGATCGAATACACTAAAATCAAGTAAAGATTTACCCTTGTAAAGAAACCCACGGGACCTGGTCATGAAGAACGTCAAAAACACAGAAAATAGAATAGCCGCAATGCTGAAAGCAAAAGGATGGACTCAGGCTCAGCTGGCCCGTAAGCTGGGGGTGAGTGCGCAATCAGTGCAGTACTGGACCACAGGAAAAACATTTCCACGGAGCGATAAGCTTGCGCAGTTATCAGAGATTAGCGGTTATCCACAATCCTGGTTCTTAGGTGAAGACACCTCACCAACCTTCTCTTCGCAAGAGAAACATCAGGCAAGAACAGATAGCGTCGTGTTTAATGTACTTGACGTTGAATTTAGTTGCGGTAATGGGACCCATGTCCGCGGAGACTTTATAGATGTAGTACGCTCAATAGAACTTGATCCTGAATATGCCCGTCGTCTTGTTGGAAACCGAGCATTTAAAAATATAGAAATAGGCAACGCCAGAGGAGACAGTATGGCTCCCACAATCTCACCTGGCGACCTTCTTTTTCTTGATAAGACAGTAACTTATTTTGATGGCGATGGCATTTATGCATTTTGTTTTGATGGAGAATGCTACGTGAAAAGACTTCAAAAAATTGGAAGCAAAATCATGGTGTTATCTGATAACCCCAATTATCAACCATGGAGCATCGAAAAAGAGGGGTTAGCTCTGCTTTATATCCAGTCTAAAGTGATCTCATCAGTACCATTCAATATAAACAGATTTGGTTAGTCTTTGATTTTAACGGGCTTTGCCCGTTTTTTTCTGCCTAAAACACACGATGTCAATTTTTTCTTGACAGCCTATTTCTCAAAGCATAATATCGCACCATCAATTATAACTTGATTTAGTTCAATTTAAAATTGTTGGTGGATATATGAAGACACTAAACGCAACTCCAGAAACAACTAATTTTATCAACTGCGGCTGTGTTACGCTTAAGGGCTTAGAACTTGATTCCTTTGCATTAAATATTGCAAATTTGCTAAGTGCTGTACGCACATTCCATCTTCTGGATTGTGCTCGCTCAAAGGAACTGGGCATTGAGGTAATGGAATTTATCCATGAATATGCTCTATCTGCGGCTTCTCCTGCACAACAAAAACAATCCTTCCCTAAAAGCTGGCTGGTTAACCTTCGCACCCAACGCGAATCCTGCGGCTTAACAACCGCCGAACTCGCCAGGCTGCTCGATCTCGATGAAGAAATCATCATCCAGTGGGAAAGCGGAAAGTATGAACCAACCATCAGTATGCTTATCCCGCTGGCAAATGTTCTTGGGTGCGATCCGATGTGGCTGTTAACCGGTAAACCAACAGCTGGAGATACTTGCGCATGAAAAAGTTCGAAAACATAACCGTTCTCTGTGTTGATGAGTTTGATTATACAAACCAGGAATTTCTCCCGGGGGTTATAAAAGCAATAGATGTTGCCGATATAGTGATTCGAGACCGCGTGATTGTCAAAAACCGGCTCACCGGCACTTCGGAGCCAATGACGGAAGCTAACTTACAACGAAATAATTATGAGGGTCTCTGTCTGGCACCGGATTCCTTTGCAAACAATATCCATGATTTATTATGCGCAGTTGTCGTATTACAAATGTCAGACAATGACGCAATAAAAAGAACAGGTGATGAAGTTCTTGAATTTGCACGTTGCTATGCTGAAGCAGCAGCTGAAAAAGAACTATCCAGTTAAATAAAACAAGTCATCTTCGAATAATATATTACGGTTTTATCGCCGGGGATTGTTGCAACCTTTATTCGCAGGAGATTATGTTATGACTTTCCTGAAAAATAAGGCATCGTATAAAACTGCCTGCCTCATTGCACAACATGGAGATTCTTATCTTCATATAGCCAACCTGTATTTGCGCAAAGCATATGGGAGATAAATAAATGAAAGAAAAACAACAGAACATAACACATAAAAAGTAAGAGTGTTGCTAACCATTGAAAATGGTGAAGTAATTTACTCAAAACATCTGTTGGATAATGAATTCGTTGGCTGCATGGATACATTTCTGTGGATGGCAAAAAGAGCTGGCTACACGATTATTCCACCAGCAAAGGAGCAAACATTATGAATCATTCAGAGTTCCGACCAGAAGTTACGCCACATGGCATAAAAATTGGCAATACAACCATTGATTATGTTGAGGCCGTACAGCGGCTTAATGATGGTGAATACGACAATCCATACTGGCACGGCTTAAGAATCATGCAATGTATTGCTGAAGCCGATGATGCCGGATTCCTGGGAAGATTTTCAGTCGATATGAAGGTTGCTCAATGGCGCTGGCTGTATGTGGCAACGTTTATCAGTGAAGAGGAAAACAAGAACGGTACCATTGATATCCCTAACGATAACGGAACTACAGATCGCGCAGTTATTTATAAGGGGAAGCATGGTTGCATGAGTATATACCCAGGACCACTTCGCATTGCCCTGCAAAACCATGTCGAATGGGGATTTATTGAAAAATATGGTGAAGCTGAAGGCATGGGGCGAGTTCTGTTTCTCTATCAAAAAATGCTCATCGCAGATCCTGATAATGGTTTCATTGTCTCTGCTATGGGGCGCGAAGGGCTTGAACTCCTTCTGGATGAAATGATTCACGATCTGAATACTCATGGTATGCCAGAAGCGCCAGTGACACATTAAATATTAAGAAGAATATAATTCTTCCGTTTTTTTACTAACCGTTTATATGAAAAGCAACCGTGAATTAAGCAGAGTAAAACTGTTTTTAATCCTTGCCACAGTACTGACACTAACAGAAATCATTATTCTCTTTATTGCGCTGTCAGTCAGTTAAAAATATCGGGATGCAACAAACCAATGAGATTGTATTTCAGAATAGTAATTTTACTGGCAATTATCGCATGCATTTACGGACTACTCGTCCCGTTCCTTATATCCATGAAGGATACGGTAGCAGTCATTTCCGGCTTTGCACTGGCGTTTCTGACCCCGCCCTGCATTTATGCCATTTACAAGGGTCTTTCTTTCACTAAGGATAAAAGATGAAAAAAATTATTTTTGCTTTAGCCATTGTTCTGCCGACAATTGGCCTTGTCGGTTGCGATCGCGTTGAACCAGGTAATGTTGGCATCAAGGTAAATAAACTGGGCGACGACAAAGGCGTCGGTGAGGTGGTCGGTGTTGGTCGCTACTGGACTGGCTGGAATACTGAAGTTTATATCTTCCCCACCTTCAAACAAATGAAGACCTACGATGAACCGTTCAGTTTCCAGATGAGTGACGGTACAACCATCGGCTATCACATCGGTGTGGCCTACAAAGTTGATCCATCCAAAGTTACCACGGTGTTTCAGACCTACCGCAAAGGCGTGGATGACATTACCGACACTGACCTGCGCCAGAAAATTGCCGACGCACTCAATCGGCTGGCCAGCAAAATGACCACTGACAAATTTATCGACGGCGGCAAGTCTGAACTACTGGATGCCGCACTTAAAGACATTCAGGAAGAGATGACACCCATCGGCATTCAGGTAATGAGCCTCTCTTATGTAGGTAAACCGGAATACCCTCCAACCGTTATCGACAGCATTAACGCCAAAGTCACGGCAAACCAGAAAACCCTGCAGCGCGAACAGGAAGTCAAGCAACGTGAAGCGGAGGCCAACATGCTACGTGCGGAAGCTGCCGGACAGGCTGATGCCATTCGAACAAAAGCCCAGGCAGAAGCCGATGCCATTCGTTTACGCGGCGAAGCTCTGCGCCAGAACCCAGGCGTCATGGAGCTGGAAGCCATCAACAAGTGGAACGGTACACTGCCGCAATACATGACCAGTGGTGCCAATACACCATTTATCCAGATTAAATAACTTATATGCCCGGCAGGCCGCCGGGCTAAGGGAGAATGTAATGAACGCATCCCAACTATTTGAGTATGAAGCCGGGGTTGGCAGGAAAAGTGTGGAGCCTCGCAGA